TGGATTGTCTCTCCCGGCACTCACGGCGGGCAATTTCATAGCATTGAGCGGGCTTGATTCTCCCGGTGTGGATATAACGGAATTTAATTTCTGGAAAGCAGGTTTCAATAATATTGTTCTTTCCATCAATGCCTGTACTTGTTAGATAGCCTGGGAAAGCTGAAATTAATTCTTCCCGCGTGTTGTGGCCGCAAAAAACAACTTCATAAGGCACGGATGTTTGGTTAAGCAATGTTTTTAAGAATACCGGGTAGAAGGGAATACGCACGGCCGAGGCAAAAAGACTGACTTTGATTTCGGCTTCCGCTTCGCCGCGTTCGTTCAGGATTAAGATCAGGAATTTAAAAATTTTCATTTAAATCTGTCCTTTCATGATTATTGGGATTAAAGAAGCGATGATTAAAAACACACCGTAGGGGATTCGGTTCTTGTTCATGGTTGCGGCATAAAAAAATCCCAAGTATGGGGCAATGGCAAAGGTCATTAAAGCCGCCTGCCATCCCCAGAATGCACCAATCATGGCCAGCAATTTTATGTCGCCGCCGCCAACTGAATGCTTTTCTGAAATAAACATGCATGCAATGCCGGAGAGGTAAAGACAGCCGAACCCAATCAAAAATCCGACCATTGAAGCAATTACATCGCGCTCTGGAAAGAAACATGCAACGGCCAGAGAAGCTGGGATTGTGATTAAGTCTGGTATCCATCGGTGCTTGATGTCCAAGTAACAAATCACTGCGCAAATCCAAAAGTAGAACCAAATCATTGATTGACCCCTTTATTGGTTAACTCAAGTCTCTCCGCAACGTAGTAACCCTTGATTTCGCCGCAATACAGCATCACGCGGCCCAAGATGTCCAAGTTATCGCTGGGCTCGAGGGAAATTTTTATCCAGCCCTTGTCATAGAGTGCTTCCAAGGCCTCCTCGGCCGCTTCCATGCCGATGGTTGATTTGACAAACCCGTTTAAAAGCAAGTTCCTGAAAATCCTGCGGAACTTGACCTGGGTATCTTGCGGCATATTTTTAACGGTTTGGATTGGCGGCATCAGCATTTTTAAACCTCATGATCTGTTCACCGATGAACTTTGTGCAATAAACGACTTGGCCGTTCCCGAGTGCTTTAAGTCTGTCCACCCGATTGGGCACCCCATGAGCCACTCGACCCAGCTGGGGTTCAGTGTTCCAGTATTTTCGCCAGTCGAATAAACCGCCCTCGCCAACTGATCTGTCCTGTCCCGCTCCGTCCCATCCGGGTTTATTCCCGTTTGTGCCATGCCCGGAGTGTCCTTCCAGTCCCGGCTTGATGGTGTAGGCCAAAGTTTTACCGCTTCTCCGAGAGATGTCCCGAATCCGTTCCCGTTTTTGACCGTGGCTTTTACTGCATCTCTGCGCTTCTGAATCTTCATAAGGTCTGTTGATAACCCTGTGTCCATGACTGCCGGAGTAGGCCACAATCCAAACTCTGTCTCGTCTATGGGGAGCCCCGCAAGCGTGAGCCGGAAATACAAACGTCCCGCATTCGTAGCCTGCCACTTCCAAATCATGGAGTACATCGTCGAGCGCAATTCCGATGATCCCAGGAACATTTTCACCAATGACCCAAGTCGGCCTGACCTCGGATATAATTCGGAACATTTCAGGCCAGAGGTGACGGTCATCTGAACTGCCTCTTTGGTTCCCGGCAGTGCTAAATGGCTGGCAAGGGAATCCCCCTGCCACAACATCAATTGTTCCCAGCTTTTCTTTGACTTCTTTTCCTGTAACATCGCGCACATCTTTCCATTTGATTGTTTCTGGAAACCGCAGTGCCAAAATTTTCTGGCAATATTTATCAATTTCACACTGGCCGACTATTTCCATCCCAGCCAACATCAGGCCCAAATCACCCATACCAGCACCGCTAAATAAACTAAGAACTCTCATTTCTCTTTTAAACACCAACAGGGCACGTTTTTACTGGTTCCTTGGGCAAAGACCTCACCCGTGCCATGACAGGCCTCACAATGGGGGTCTGCGCTCATTTTTCGGGCATCCTGGGCGGGCTTGGGAGCCGGATTTCGCTTCTCCCAAGTGACCAGCGTTGCTTTCCAGTTCTTAACAGGCAATCCATTGGCCTTAATCCAGTCGCTTGATTCGTATGTGTTCCAGAAAGTTTCCGGGTCAATATGGCTTTTGCGCTCTTTGCAGTATTCTTTGACCTGTTCCAAACTGGGTGGGGTGAAGCGTTTTTTCTTTGGCTTATTATTCTTTTTATCTTTATTTCCATTTTCATTTGCATTTCCATTTACATTTCCCATATGGCCATCCATATGCGTGTCCATATGCAGGTTTTTACGTCTAGATTGATTGTATTTCGACCTTTTGAGCACTTCTTCTTCAAGCCGGAGGTTGTAGTAATTACCTTTATCATCGATTTTGAACTTGGATAAAAGCCTCTCTGTGAGGGTTGATTCTTCGCATATTTGCTTCAATTCAAACATTGAGAGACGTCCTTTATCTGCCATGTGACATAGTACCCGCATATATGATCCAACTTCCCCAGGGGTTAAAAGGGCAGTTGAAACCAAAAAGTCGCGGAAATAAAACAGGAATGCCGGGTCTTTTGCCATAAAACGGATGAATTTATAAAAATGCCAGTTGATTCTTTATTTCAACGAAAACAGGTTTTGCTTCAAAACTCGAATAATCGGAAACCCAGTGCCATACGTCTTCTTTGATCTGGCCAAATGTTTCCAGTTTTTCTTTATCTGAAAGACGGCGGATATATCCGCGCTCGGCAAGAATGCGGGCATCGCGTTGTTGGCGCGTGGTCGGTTGATTTGTGTGAACCTTCCACTCATCGAGTTCATGGGTTTTCACATAACCCTTGGAACGAATAAACTCGGCAACTGCAAGCAAATTTCCTTTGAGTTGTTTATAGGATTTCATATTGCTTTTTGTGTCCTGTGTGCCAGTGATTCCCGAAAGGGCATTTGTAGGCGCGGGCGGTAGGAGGAACGATAATGCCGTGTTTTTTTAAACCTTCTAAGAATTTCTCCGCGCTCTTTCTTGTTGAGTATTGCCGCTTTCGTGTACAAAGTTTATAAATGTGCGAATGGGGGACAAGGGTCATAATTCAATGATCGTGATTTCAATTCTGTCTTCGCCGCTGTTTATCTTTTTAAGAGAGCCCTTAACAATTTGGCGGTCGTCTTTCCAGACGATTTTATTGAGAGCATCACAAACCGCCTTGGGTAGATTAAAAAGGTCAGGCATTTTGTTGTTTGAAAAATGGAATACGATGTCAACGGAAAGCGGGCCAAGCAGGGGCTCACCTTGATATTGTTTAAGCGCATTCTTGCGGCATGCCATTTCGAACCATTTGACTTCAGGACGAAGGAAGATTCTGCCGCCGCGGCGATTGGTCATTTGACCGTTGTATTTGGTTAATGCACGTTGTGGAATTACAATGCAGATCATCTAAGTTCCCAAGATAAAGCGTCCCATTGTCTCCTATTGCGGCCCATGCCAAGCGCGTTGCTAACTGTCTCTAAGCGCGCCGGACGCCTAACTGTATTTCTCGCCGTCACCGATGTACTTCATAATTGATTGCTCAAGGCTTATTTTGCTTTGGTGTGCTTCGATTAACTTCTCAAGACCTTTATAATCAGATTCAGCGGCCCTGAAATTTCTGTATGTCTCTTTAAATTGTGGTTGCATTTCCAGGAGCATTAAGACGGCCATGTCATATCCGACGTTCTTTTTGGATCCGCGAATATCTCCCAAGTTTGCCGTGACCAGCAGTTCAATTTCAGTTTTTAAATCACCCGCTATCCGACGTTTATTGACATATTCACGGGCGAGTTTTATTTGATGGTCCGCGAGTTTGCTTAATTCTTGGGCTTTTACGTGATCCATGTTTACCTGCTTTTTGAAGCTGGAATGAGTTTATGGGTGATCTTTACGCCTGGGATTTTGATCTTGCCCGCCATTGCATTTGCAACTTTCCCAATCCTTGATTCGTCGGGAACACAGTATTCGCGGGGGACTAAATCAGGATTTGTGACTTCGATTTCCCAATGATCCCGGAATGAAACCCCGGATGTCTTTTGTTGCTGAACGATTGGAGCGGGGGCGGCCATAACATTGTCGGCTTGTTGGCGCAGTTCTTGGGCTTTGTCATCGTTGCCAGTTTTTTCGGCGCGTTCAGCTTTCTTTTCCAGCTTCTCTCGTTCCTTGCGGGCCGCTTCTTCAGCCTCGGCTTGAAGCTTGGCGTTTTCTTTGGCAATGCGCTGGCGTTCAGACATTTCCCAATCGGCCATGGCCTTTTTGGCTTCCCGCTCATATTCCTCTAAAGGCTCGATGGCTTCGTTATATCGATCCATGATTGCTTTTTTTAAGTCGTCAAGTGGTTTGGTGAAGGTTTTGCGGTCTTTACCCAAACGGTTGATTTCACCTTTGACCAATGCCAATCGATTGGCAACAATGCCATTTTGTTCGGTGGATGAAATAGCGATCGGACTTTCAACAAAGGCGGCAACGCCCTTTTCGAGTTCGATCTTTTCTGGTGCTTGTGGAAGGGTGGAAGTTTTCATTTTGGGTTTCTCCATCGGTAGATATTCACTGCACTTTGCCAGAGTGATATGTCTGCCGGGTTATTGAGCAGTTTTAATTTATAGGTTGAGTTTGCGTTTAATTTGACGGCATATCGACGATAATTAAGTGGCATGTTTTCCATTTTCAAATCGTAAAGATTTGAATTGCGCAAGAGGCTTAAATAGCCCGCAGTTTGTACCCCAACAAAAGCGCAATCACCAGTTTTGATGTCGAGAATCGAGGGGCTGTTTTCTTCACTCTCTATCCTGTCCAGTGTGCCAGCAATTTTTATGCCCTCATGGAATAGAGTCTTTTCAATGTGAAGATTTTTAAAGCGGCTTGCGCTGTCTTTGCGGAATTTAGCCCAAGCCAACACATAACCCTCAATGACAGGGTCAACGGTCTTCCAGTCCAATATTCCTTGGTCGAATAGGGCACAGGCTTTATGGACGTAAGTTCCACGTTGTGCCGCAAATTCGGTGTACCAAGTGGCATCAATGATGCCGACTGATTCCAGAACAGTTGTCAGTCTGTCATACTCATTGTGGCCATGGACATAGACGTTTTTCTGTTCGTCGAGGCGGATCATTGGGCAATTGCCTCTTTTGCGGTATATTGCAACTTGCCGTTGTATTCCCCGACTTCGACGTTGTTGAATTTGATTTTTGCGCCCACCCCGACATCAAGTGGAGTGCCAAAGACTTTTATAACAGCCGTGGCGGTATGATCTTTGGGCAAGTCCCCAACCGTGTACTCACTAATATCAAGCGTTGCGCTCTTATCTTTCTTCTGGACCTTGCCATGTTTAACGGAAATTCCATAGGCAATGACGTTAAGCTTTGCGCCCTTTGTGCCGCGTAACATCGTGATGATGTCCAAATAAGTTTCAGCGTCTTCGACGGCTTGGGGTTGTTGTATGGGTTGCTTGGTGGGAGCGGTTTGTGCTTCCGGGAAGTCCTCAATGTCTTGGGTGAAGATGTCGCTGGCGGCCGTGGCGGATAAAATTCCATCCACATAGGCGCGCTTCTTTGCCATCTTCAAGACGGTGTTATATGTGTCGGCGATGTCTGGATTTTCCATCTTTTCGCCCATTTCACAGATTTCCCATTGATCGGTTTTGGGATTTTTGCCAACACCCATTCCCTTACCAATCAACTTTTCAATTTTTTCAGTGTCCCCAGCCTTTTTTGCGTCCCAATATTCACGTGGGACAGGCTGGTCAATAAAGACCTTGTGCCCGCCGCGATACCTGAACTTTGATTCTTTGGTTGAGCAGGATCCGACACCTGTGGCCAATTCAAGGCCTTGGGCGTTCATGACATGGCAATAAACAGTAATTTCCCGATGTCCATCGCCTAAATCATCCACGCGAACATCGCGGTCGTTGTCGATGATGGGCCGCAAGCGAAAGACCATTGAAAGTTTTTCTGCTCCTGGCTTGAGGAGTGTGGGTTTGTCTCCGCATCCTGGAATGAGGCCATAATGGACGCCGGGGAGGTCTTTTCCATTTTCTTTGCGAGGTCCTTGCATGACCTCTTTCATAATGCTTTGGATTAAATTGACCTGATTCCTAAGGTCATTTGCCGTTAAAGGCGTGTTGATGGTTTGGAGTTCAGAAGACATTTATAATCCTTTCTCTTTTTCGGTTAATCTGAAGAATCGTACCTATAAATGTAATTGCAAATTTCACATTCAACGACGTGTTCGGTTCCGCGATTGGGCGGTCCCACATCAATATCTGACCGCCCGTGCTTCAGGCTGATGCAACGGTCGACAATCAAGGGAATGCCATCCCATCCGTTCGCCCAGCCAAGATCAATGCGTCCTTCAAGAACCTTCATTTAATTCCTTTCTTTAGTTTTTGGATGCTACCCAAACATTGCTTGTGTTGTTCGATTGAATCAGCCATTCATCACGGTCTACGCGGGCGTAGAAACGCTGAAAATCCTTATTTTTTAAAGGCCCGTGACACGTGACCGTGATTCTCTTTTGGGCTTTCTTTGAAATGTCCTGCAGAAGCAGTTTGCGGACGATTCCGATCAATGTGGAAGGGTCGGCTTTGCGGACATTAACCTTTTGTTTGTGAGTTGGCTTGAAACCGGACATTTGCGGCAATTCCGGCTTGATTTCTCTTTCTTCAACGCCAATCAAATCTTCATCAATAACGGCCAATTCCATTGAAATCCTTTCTCTTAGACCCGGATGAATCCGAGCAGGTTTTTGATTGAGCCTAACTTGTATGTGAACCGCCGGACTTTCGCGGGGAATTTGCCACTATTTCCTTCAATCGTGGTGATAGTTCCACCTTGTACTTTTTCAACAATTCCAATGTGGCCTCCCTTAGAACCTCTTGAAAAGACAATGAGGTCACCAGGTCTTGGCACGCCAACTCTTTTATGACCGTAATTTTTCCAGTAGGAGCGAGCAGCCAAAAAATAATTGTCTGACTGTCCAGATCGGAATCGTACCCAAGACACGAACGCAGCACACCAGGCAACCTCTTGGCCCTTTGTGTATTTTTTGACTTCTGGGCCTTTGTTATCTCCATAGATTTCACCCTTTCCAATTTGGGATTGAGCAATGCGCACCATTTCATTTGCTTCAACCTTGGCCGGGGCCAAGCAGAGCAATAAGATCAAAAAGATTAAGGCGACCGCGAACTCCATTAAGGACATTGACCAATGATCACGAAGGCCTTTTGTTTCACAGGCGGAACAAGTGCATAGCGTATGTGCTGGCATAATTCCTCCTTAATTGACCGCGTGCATCTCAACCATGCGGTCGATGTCTTCGGTTTTGAACAAAATCTTGCGCCCCATCCTGTAGGCTTTAACCTCAAATTTGGCCCATTGCGGCCATATGGTCTGGACATAGGTGGGGGAGTAGCCCAAGCGTTCGGCCACTTCCTTGATCGTTAGATATTTTTTTTCTTCGTCGCTGTTTGCCATTGTTCATCCCAAAAAAGTGATTCTTAGCGAAACTGTTCTAAATGCTTCTGTTAAAGAATTTTGCGTATGTTACGCTTGGCGTCTCGATACATGAGGGCTTCGGCTATAAGCACCTTGGCCATATCCGCCTGGCTACGGCTCTCTATATCGCGTTCTTCGTCAATCCTGGCGATGATCGCGTTCGATACCTTGAAAGAGAGGGGGTTTTCTTGTTTTTGTTTAGGCATATTTTCAATTCAGAAATGAATTGTTATGAGACAAAAAAATATGAGACTTGCTTCTTTAATAAGGGGCAAAGGACTTCAAAATCCCCAGCGTCGGGTCTTGAATTTCCATTTTCCCAATTTGATATAGTTCTCACTGATATATCTTTGCCGAGTTTTCTAAACTCGAACACCACATCTTCCTGGGTAAGCCCGAGTTCTTCTCGACGGTTCTTTATATGTTCAGCCATAAATTTCATGTGCTTTGCTCTCCTTTTGTTAAAAGTATACCATTCTGAAATGAATTGTCAAGAAAAAAAATTCATGCAGTTTTTTTCCGCACGCGGGTTAGAATTATGGCTATGAAATTCGGTCAATTCCTCAATCACTTAATAGAATCCAAGGGGCTTACTGCGACAGATTTGGCCCGCAAGTTGGATTTAAGTCCAGGCTACATAATCAATGTCCAAAATGGGCATAGAAGACCGCCGCCGCCAGAGAGGCTTGAGCAAATTTCCAAGATATTGAATCTGACACCCGAACAAAGAAACAAGCTTTTCGATTTATCAATTGAAGAGCGTTACCTGGAAAAAAACCCGCTTCTTCGGGAGTACGGTTTAGGCGGCCCGACCCCCAAGCCAATAACCATCAAGGACGTTAAAATCCCCGTGGTTTCAATGGCAAAGGGGGACGACATGGACGGTTTTGAGTTCGAGCAGTTGGAAGCACATGAGTATACCTACATTGATTTTAAAAATTGCAAGGCCGTACAATTGCGAGGCAACAGCATGGCCCCGTTGGCCTATGATGGCCAGAAGGTTATTTATTCAGAAGGGGAGACGGTCAAAGAAGGTGACCTTGTTTTTGTGAGCATCAAAAAGCGCGGGCAATTTTTTAAGCGATACCATAAGGACGCCAAGAGCGGTATAATAACACTGCTTTCAATCAACATTGCTAATCATGGTCCAATAACAACCAGAGCCGATGAAATCGAGTTTATGTATAAAGTCGTCGGCGTCAAATTCTAGGGGGAACAGGATTGACGAAATTGATCATAGTGTGTTGCTTGATTTTATCAGGATGCGCGACCATGCCGGGGTACACCAATCAGGCGATGCGACAAAAGAGCATTGACCAAAATCCGGGATGGAGTGAGGAAGTAAAGAAGAACGTCTTATCGGGTGAGATTGCCAAAGGCATGACCCAGGCGCAAGTGCGGGCCGCATGGGGCAATCCCACAAAGGTGGATTCCATATCGGATCCCAACGGGACTGTTATCCGGTGGAACTACTTCGATAATAATTATCTATTTTTTTATGGTGATGAACTGGCCTATTGGCAACAACAAAAGGGCTGACATTGCCGGACTTAATCAAGTGCCCTCACTGCCAAAAGCACGTCTTGAGCAATGATTTGGTTTGTCCACATTGCCAGGGCGTGCTTGTTCCATCGCGGAGCCGCATCGCCAGTTTTTTTGCAGAGGAAAAGCCCGTTGACCGCAGTGAGATCATCCGCGACTTGGTTTGTGAGCTCTAAAAACTCCGGGACCGCGCGGCCGCACAGAGTGACAAACGGTATCTGGTGCATATGTTCATGGAGGACTTAATCGGCTTTGCCAATGAAGCCTATGAACTCCAGGTCTATAATTTTCCCCAATTCGAAAAAGCGTTTATGGATGCGGCAAAAAGGATTTGTGAGCGGATATAATGGCGTTCTATTATAAGCGCGGGAAATTCTTTTGGATAAGCTTTACCGAAAACGGCAAACGCTCAAGGCGGGTCTTGGAGACCCAGGACGGAAAGAAGGTCACGGATGAACGCGTTGCCCGGTATTTGGTCAATGAGATTGAAAACGCAGTTGCCCGCGGTGATGCGCCCATTGCAGTTGAGAACGTCCTTGCCAGTGCCGCTTTAAGCCAATACAAAGACCATTCCAAGGGCATAAAGGCCGCCAAAACCATTGGCAATGAGTGCGGGACTTTAGGCTATACGATTGAAGGCATGGGGCTGGGCTTCCTGCAGGCACTCAATGAGCAAAAGCTTAGAAGGTATCTGGACGGCCGGATTGAGGCAGGGGAAGTCAATCACGAGACCGCCAACAATATCATAAAATACTGGAACGCCTTTTTAAACTGGGCGCAGAAGCGCAAATACATTGGCCGTAACCCCATTGAGGGGATGAAGCGGTATAGAGTCGATCGCGAAACAATCCCGCGCTTTTTAAGCCATGAAGAAATTGCCCGCATCACCAAGGCCGCAGAAGGCGAGATTCTCTTCCCAGTCATTGTCATGGCGATTTATACTGGCATGCGCGTGGGGGAGTTGCGGCGGCTGGTTTGGGCCGACATAAACTTAGTCAATGACACCATTTTGGTCAAGAAATCCAAGTCGGGTAAGGCGCGCGGCATTCCTATACACCCAAACCTAAAGAAAATATTGACAGCGGATATTTTTCCGCTAAACTTTACCAATCACCTGCGTATCTTTAAGCGCATCAGAAAACGCGCGGGGCTCATTGATATAGATTGGAAGACTTTCAGACACACCTTCGCAAGTCATTTGGTCATGCGCGGCGTGCCATTGCCAACAGTGGCGGAATTGCTGGGGCATTCAAACATAAAAACCACAATGCGCTATTCTCACTTGCTCAAAGACCATGTGAAGGGGAGTATCAATAAATTAAGCTTTGAAATTGTGACAGATATTGTGCCACGGGAAACATGATTTATCATGGTTTATCATGGCCTATAATAGATTAAAGGAAGTTGATTCAGCGTCGGGAAACACAATATTTTTGAGCAACACGTCGATTATGCGGCGGTAATTCAGTTGGTAGAATGCCACCTTGCCAAGATTAAAACCTCTCCGTCGACAATACCCCTAAAATGTGACAAAATTTGTGACAAAAATCAAGCGATTGCGGGTTTTTGAAGCAGATTTTTGACCTTCCGAATATCCTCAATTCCCTCTTGAGTGGACCAGAAATGAAACGCCAGCCCGTCCTTGTCGTACATGGCCCGGGAATTGGTGTTTTTATAGATGTCATCCTGTTGGGCTTTGTGGCCGAAGTAGTGTTTGTGTTCAATGATCACATCCGGCCTATAGTGTAGGCATCCGGCCGCCTGTCCTATGGCCTTCCACACATTATCCCCAAACAAATGCGTCAGCCTGGGCATTTGAAGCCAGCCTAAGGCCTGCACAATCTCGCGAGACACAACCGAGGTGGTGGGCATGTTGACGCCCTGCAGTAAGTCATTCCCATAAGCAATTCCAATCCCGCCATGAAGTTGGATTTCCCCAACCAGCTTCACATCCCAAGCATCCGTCTTATAAACAAAATCATCGTTTGTCACTGAAAACCACCCAAAGCACTCTGGGGCGAAGCCCTGTGCTTCATTGATGATTTGCGTGATGGTCTTGCGCTGATCAATAACGCATGGAACCTTGCCGGACACCAAATCAAGGTATTCGTAAAGGCAGGGGTCATCCATGTCCAGATAAATTTTTAAACGCGACATCTTTGATGTGGCCAAGAAAGAATCAACCATTTCAAGGCATTGCTTGGGTCTTCCGCGAGTTGGGCAGATTACACAAATGTGCTTGTCCATGCCCTCATTAAACAATGCCAGGCAATGCGCTTTGAACAAAATTATCCAATGCCAAGGATAATTTTCTGTCGTTTGACTGTCGCATGAATTTAAATGAATTTGATGAGCAAATCAAACGGCCAATCCAACGGACACAAAAACGGGGACGGTAAGGGGAAAATCCCACCCAAAAAAGGCCGCCCATCGAAATTTAATTCCATTGACAAAGAACTTGTAAAAAGGCTTTATCTCGTCGGGCATACTGATTTTGAAGTTGCCCACATTATCAATATCGCAGAATCCACACTGCATCTTTGGAAGCTGGAACATCCAGAATTTTCGGAGGCCATAAAAGACTGGAAGATTGAAGCCGACAAAAGAGTTGAAGCATCGCTTTATCACCGTGCCATCGGTTATTCACATGAGACCGAGGAAATCTTTTGCGCATTTGGTGAGGTCACGCGTGTCAAGACTATCAAGCATTATGCGCCTTCTGAAGTGGCGGCCATCTTCTGGCTTAAAAACCGTCAGCCGGACAAGTGGCGCGATAAGCCGCCCGAGACCGAAGATGATCGTTTCACAGATCAGGAACTCATATTCCAAGGTGTGCCGAATCAGAAGGACCCTAAAGCACAGCAACGGTTCAATAAGTTTTACGATCAAAACTGATGAGCATAATTCTTAAAAACTATAAACCGCATGAAGGCCAGGCCGCATTTCATTATGCGTGTGACTGGCTTTATCGTTTCACCTTGTGCTTGGCAGGGATTCGTGGCGGCAAGACCGTCAGTGGGGCCCGGCAGGCAGTACGCGAGGCATGGAAGGCCAAGGGTAAGGGTGTTTATGCGATTGTGGCCCCTACATTCAACATGCTTGACCGCACGACCTGGATGGAATTCAAAGAAGCGGCGGCTCCGCTGATAGCCCGCGAGATCGACAGCAAGAAAATCATCATCTTAAAGAACGGTCGTCAAGTGCATGGTTTTTCAGCGGAGTTTCCAAACCGTTTGCGTAACTCGACCATGGTGGGCTTCTGGGGGGATGAAGCGCGGGAATGGAAATCGTTTGCGGAAATATGGAAGGTCCTCTTGGGCCGCGTTCTTTCGACAAATGGGAAGGGCATCATCACATCATCGCCCAACTCATTTGATGACATGCACGAAATCTTTGTAGCCCAGAAGCGTAAAGGATATGGGGTGGTTTCATTCCCCACCTATCAAAACACATTTTTGGATAGAGACAGCATTGATGATCTGGCATCCAACTATGACGCCAAATTCGCTGAACAGGAATTGCATGGCAAATTTGTTCTCTTTGAAGGTGCGGTTTATTACACCTTCCGCCGCAAGGAAAACGCGGGGGAATTGGCGTTCAAGCTGTGCAGATACAATCCGAATCTGCCGATTGAACTCTGTTGCGACTTCAACGTGGATCCCATGGCCTGGGTGTTGGCACAGAAGCATCGCAGGGAAAAAGACGGGCTCATTGAAATCCGCGTGTTTGATGAAATCTTCTTGGCCAACTCCAACACAGAAGAATCCTGCCGGGTGTTCCGCGAACGCTATCCATTGCACCGGGCCGGAATCAATGTGTATGGGGACGCAACGGGTAAAGCGAGGCACGCATCATCGAATCGCTCAAACTGGCAGATTGTCAAAGACATGCTTGGTGATTATGGCCTGACCATGCGTGTGCCCATGGCCAATCCGGCCGAACGCGACCGGGTCAATGCTGTCAACGGCATGATCTGCAACTCAAAGGGCGAGCGGCGCGTGTTGGTTCATCCCGAGAAGTGCCCCAAACTTATCCGGGATTTTGAACAAGTTGCATTTAAAGAGGGCACGACCCAAATTGACAAGACCAAGGATTTCTCGCTTACCCACCCGTCTGACGGGTTTGGGTATTTTATTGAACGCGAATTCTCTTTGAACAAGGCCAAACTGGAAATTCTCAAATACTAAGGGGGACGTATGGGTGCAAATAAGAATGCTGAACGTGAAGAAATCCGCGCTTTGATTCGCCAGGGCAAGAAAACCAGCGCGATCATCGCCATGGACAAATGGCCTACCGACTTGATTAAGGCGGTCAAGAGTGAAGAATTCGAGAACGACAAGAAACTGGCCAAGGAAAAAGAAATCGCTGATCAAAAAGCGTATTTGGCCAAGAAGCGTGAAATCAACCGCAAACGCTTTTTGAAGAAGCTGGGCCAAGACCCGGACAAGGTTGTGGCCAACGAAATCGTGAATCAAGATGCACCCCAGGACAGCGGCAATCCGCCAAATGCCGATGAAGCACAGGCAAGCGGGGAACAAGGAACCTAAGACAAGGGGACTAAATGCCTGAAAATTTTATTGAGGAGATGATCAAGAATCCTCATCGAGTGCATAGACAATATTGCAGTTATTGGGATTTCCTTTTGCAAAGCTATGAGGGCGGGGTCGATTACTCAAACTCATTGGTTGCAAATCAAAAACAACCTGGAAGTTTTGCTGATTCGCTTGTCCGTCTTTTTATAAACGGACAACAGCAACAACTTGAAACCATCCAGGGCAATCTCTTTATGCACCCGAAAGAACGCGTGCAAGATTACAACCGCCGCGTGCGCATGTCCTATTATTACAACTTTTGCGCGCCGATCATTGACATATACACCGACCATCTTTTAAAGCAGGCCGTTATTGAAGATTGGAAGGAACTACAGTCCACGATCAAAGAGGTTGACAAAGACATTGATCTTCTGGGTTCTTCAATCCAAGAGTTTAGAAAGCAAGTTGCAGAAATGGCCCAAAATTATGGCCATTGCTTTGTTGTTGTTGACTCACCAAGCCAAACTCAAACGGGCGAGGTGATAAGTAAAGCCGATCAGATTCAAAAGAGGGCTTTCCCTTACCTGACCGTTTATTCGCCCCAAAGTCTAATGAACTGGTCACTGGATAAAAATGGTTTCCCGTATTGGGTATTACTCCGCGAGGTTTATGACGGCAACGAAGATCCTGCCCAATTTAAAAAAGATGGTGACCGCACATGCGGATATAGGCTTTTAACACGCGAGACATGGCATAGGTATGATGCGGACTTCCAATTGGTTGAAGAAGGAGCGCATCCAGTCGGAGAGGTTCCAATCACATGCGTATACGACAAGAGAAGCAAGAAAGAGCGGGCTTTTTTAGGGATTTCTTCCATTGCCGATATTGCCTTTATTGCGAGGGACATTTATAACGCCTCAAGTGAATTGCGCCAAATCTTACGCGATCAAACATTCGCATTTTTGGCCATTCAAGGCAACAGCGACGATTACAGTGGCGTTGATTTGGGCACAGGCAAGGGTCTGTTCTACCCCGAAGGAATGAACAAGCCAGAATACGTTTCGCCGCCTTCTGATAATGCCCAAACGTATTTCATGCACATTGACCGCCAAATTTCAAAGATTTACCAATTAGCCAAACTTGAAAGCGGTGGATTGTCTGGGACTCAAAGCAATCCGGATTCTATAGCGGACAATCAAAGCGGCGTGTCAAAGGCTTGGTCGTTTAACCAGACCAATTCATCATTGTCGACGAAATCCAGTAACTTAGAAGACGCGGAAATGCGCTGGTGGAGGCTTTTCGCTAAATGGTTGGGAATTGATAAATGGACTGGGAATATCCAATATCCAAACGAGTTTTCAGTTACTGCATTGTCCGAAGATTTAGATGAAGCCGAAAAAGAATCCCGCTTGCAAATGGGCATGACTTTTAATGTCGAGATTCGAAAGGCGATCATTAAAAAGAAGTTTCCACGCAAATCAGACGAAGAGATTGAAAAGATGGCAAAGGAAGTCGAAGAGTTGCAGAAGAGAATCGAGAGAGATCAGCAAGCAACACCGTTGACAACTCGCATTAAAGCCCTTTTGGGCAAAGATCAAACAAATACCGGAACCGCCGGGATAAACAATCAAGGGGGAAGTAATGGATAATTTTCAAACTGGTTTATTTCTTTTTTCAATTGGGATGATTGGTCACTTAATCATGCGCAGAAGCATCAACATTCGCAACTCTTTCTTAAGCATGATCGGCAATGAACGCGGTGAAGGCGATGGCGGTGATGGTGGAGTTAAGTTTACCCCAGAACAACAAAAACATATCGATGGTCTTATTGCCGCCAAAGCCGCTGATTATCACAACAAGCTTACACCTTTGCAAAAACAACTGGATGAATTGAGTAAATTTAAAACCGAGCATGAAAAATCACTTGAGCAAAAAAACCAAAAAGAATTAGAAGACGCCAAAAAATATGACGAAGCCAAAAAAGGCTATGAAACAAAGATCAATGAGTTATCCGGCAAGCTAAACGAAAGCCAACTTGCAATTCAAGACCGCGACATCCGCTATGAACTCTTGAATGAAATCAATCGTCAAAATGGATTTGCGGAAGAAACTCTTGCCATGATCAGAGGCAATGCTTCGATTGATGCGAATGGTAAGGTTGTCATAAAAACCAAAGACCAAAACGGAGTTGAGGTACAGGTCTCCGTTGCAGAAGGTATTCAGAAATTTTTAACCGAACGCCCCCATCTTGTGAAATCAAACCACAAGCCGGGTGGTGGTGCGGGTTCAGGTGCAGGCGACGGCGGCGGCGCGGGAGCGGGCGGGGCCGGTAATGGGCAGGGGGAAACACTCGAATCCCTCAATGCTCAATTGGCGAAAGCCATGAGAGGAACGGATTTGAAGTTAAGATCCGAACTACGAGGAAAAATTTCAAAGCTTATGGCGGCGAAAGGCATTGCAACACGTTAAAAAATTATTCAAGGAGGAAGGTATGAAAAAACGTTTCATGTTCATGCTCTTATGGGCATTGACCAATCAGAACGGTGCTGGTGAAACCACCGTCACGACCATGACCGAAGCGATTCCCACAGCTGTCAGCTCTGCTTTGTTGGAAATCGAAGAGGCCGACGTTGTGAAATCCTTAGTTACCGAATACGGTAATTTTGGTTCAGTCCCTGGGGTTGTCCACTCCACTCCGATCATCAGCAAATTGACGTCTGAAGCTGATGATTCCTTATCGAATCAAGCGATTGATTCGGGAACCTATACCGGGTCGCCTTCCCAAGCCACTGTTGGCGTCCATGGTTCGACCGTTTTCTTAAAAGAAATCGCGGTCTTAGGTACGGTGGACGACATGATGGCTGTCGCTGGGCAGTTGATCGGTCAATCCGTTGTTACGCGTCGTGATTCGGATCTGGTCGGTTTGTTCTCCTCTCTCACCCAAAATGAGGGTGGGTCTAACGTGGACATTGTTCCGGCCGATCTTTTCGGCGCATACAATTTCTTACGGACCCGCAATGTTCGCGCTCCGTATGAATTAGTTTTGCACCCTGGCCACATCTGGTCCGCGGTCGGTTTGATCACCATGTTCGCCAACGTGGCTGATGCAAACCATTACACCTATGCCGCCGGGGGTGGTGTGGGTTCTGTCGGCGAGGATTTCATGCGCAATGGTTGGGCCGGACGCGTGTTCGGTTTCAATCTGTACGCTGATTCCAATATCGCTGTTACATCAAACAACGCTTCTGGTGCGGCGTTCGGACGCAATGCGTTCAAATACGTGCCCAAGCGTGAATTCCGCATTGATGTCTTGTTCAGCGGTCCTGAAGTGGGCTGGCAAGTCACCGGGACGGAGATGTGGGGTGAAGCCGTGCTGAAGAACAACTTCGGCGTGGAAATGCAGTTCAACATCGACACCTAATCGATGCGCGGGTGGGGTTAAAATCCCACCCGCACCTTATTAAAAATTACCTTTACTCAAGGGAAAACGAAAAGAGGACAGGATGGCAAAAGCAACCAAACAAAAAGATGAAATCCAAGCCGAAGAACAAAACGAACTTGAAGCCTTGCGTGCTAAGGTCGCTCAATTGGAAGAAGAAAAGAAAGAGCGTGAAGAACGCGAACTGGCCAGCGGAAATTCTAACTTGGTCAAAGAGCTTCAAGAAATTCGTAAGAACAATAAAAGCGGTGCTGGCAAGATCACATATAAGGACATTCACGACCATGTCAACATTCCGCTTTACCACACCAATGGTCTTCACATTGGCAAAGTTGTGGGGCCGATTCACCCGGGCAACGCAGAAGATGTTTATTTAAGATTTCAAGCAATTGGTGTCCGGCTTTCTATTTACAAACCCACGGCCGAGCAGATCGAACGTCACAAACAAAGCAAAGAGTATAAAGAGGCGTTGGCAAAGTTTGAACGGAAACGCAAGCTTAAAAATAAGTCCAAAAAAGAATCCGAAGTTGAGCGTTTAACACAGGAAATTGCAAAGTTGACAGGTGTTCCAGCAAACAGAATCAATAAAATCAAATCTCCCGAAGAAATCAGCGGGATAGGGGCTGAACAGTAAGTATGCCAGCAACGACGCCAACCTATATCAGGAAAATAAAATGCCCCAGACATTATGTATTAAAGCCAGGCGGTGTGCCTTTCTTGATGGAGCGAATACCGTCGCTGAAAAATATAAAGCCCGCAGATGCCAAAATTTTTGGTCTAAGGTTGTGGCGAAGAAAAAAGGATAAATACGGCAGGTTCATTCAGAACTTTAAGGACTATGTGCAACCTGAAATCTCGCCCAACCTTTGCCGGGGAATGTATTTTGATCCGTTGCACCCAATATGCTCTACCTGTAAACGCTGTGTAACCGCCTAATCTTTGGAGGGCAATATGCAAGGTCTTGTTCCTGAAGGCATGCAAGTGGTCCGCGTAAAAGACAACGTCAGCGGACAGTTTGAAGAAAAGATCGTTCCTTTAAACGCGGATTTTGGCGTCGGGGATCCTTCGCTTCAACAAGAAAAGGATGATAAGGAATTACTAAAAAATATCGGGGATTCCTATTCCCGCGTTCAAAAAGGAATGATCTATTCGTCCGACGGTGAAACCAAAATCCCCGTCGATTTAACCTTTACCAGAATAAGAAATAAAAACGGCGGGATTGATGTGGTCTGTCAAATCCCATGCCTGGGCATGACGCCCGAGGCCCCATTGGGCAAGGCGTAAACGGAGGGATTTACCATGGCAAGCGGAATCTACAATCGGTTTAAATCGCACATTATGAAGAAACTGATGGATTTGGTCAATGACACCATCAAGGTCGCTTTATACGGTGCGTCTTTCTCATTTACCGCCACAGATACGGCATACACCACCACTAACGAAATTGGCGGGACCGGGTATTCCGCGGGTGGCGCGACCTTGGGCAATAAGAGCGTCACGGAAGGCGCAACGGCTGTCTTTGATGCTGATGATAGCACATGGCCCGCGTCTTCATTCTCTGCTTATCACGCGGTCATGTACGATCAATCCCCGTGCAACACCCTTATTTGTGCGATTGATTTTGGCGGTGTCCAAACAGTCACGTCTGGGACATTCACGATTCAATATGCCAGTTCAGGCATCATC